ACAAAGAGCATAGTCAGTTTCTGTATAATTATTATTATGAAATCTAGGGTCTATCATATGGTCCACAAAATTTTGTTTTTGACTTACCCATATTCTTTTTTCATTCCTATAGTATTTTATTTCAAGATCAAAAGGAGATTTAACTACAAATAAATTTTTTAAAAAAGTAGAGTTAGCTGGGCATTTTGTAAATAAACTATTTGAATCTTTATAAAAAGTGGTTAACTTTTCTGGCTCGTTAATTAATAATTCTAAAGGCTCTATTATGTATCCAGGATCTCTATAACTTTTTTTATATGGAAGCCATCCGACTTTCGTCATTTAATTATTCCAATCTTTTACTTGTTTAAAATTAAATGAAATGGCATATTTTACTTTATCACCAATTATTCTGCTTGTCTTATGTGTTGCAAGCCCCGAAAAGAAAACTATTTTATTTTTTTCAATTGCTATTTTTCTTTTAAAATCTGGTAGTTCTAAATAACATCCCTTGACAGTATTTAAATAAAGCACTCCAGATACAGGTGCAGCTCCATGATCGTGAGGCATTGTATACCCATGCTCTACCATTTTCAGTCCCCATGCATCTGCTAAACACGATTTTCCTAAATAATTATCCAGATTAAAATGATCTATACACACCGATAAAGCTTGATTAAGCTGCTTATCTTTTGAAAAATAGGTCCACCTTGTCATGTGACCTTGAGCATTGGTCTTATAATTCATATTATCAAATTGATTAATACCCACTTCAATCTCTTTTATAAATCTTTTAGTGTCTATATTATTTAAAATGCATTCAAATAAAAATGCATTCTTTAGAATTTGAGTTTCAATAATTAAGTTTGTCTGTCTAACGTTAATATCTTTCATAGTATAAAAATTAGATTATAAATGTTTTTATAGGAAAGACAATACTTGTTTTAAAAATTTGATATAGATCAACTATGCTATGGTTAAAGTTCCAGTAGAACTAAAGTAAATAATACAACTACCATCTTGAGATGCAGTTAGTGTGCCTTCTGGGCTTACCGTAACCAATGGTGCTAAAATAGTCGGACATCTTAAATATACTCTTCCAGATCCTCCGTTTCCGGCAGGTCCTGGAATTGAAGGTCCACCGGCTCCGCCGCCGCCTCCAGTGTTTGCTCCAGCACTATTTCCGGCACTAGCTCCGCCGCCAGGTCCTCCAGATCCTCCAGGTCCCGGGGGTAGATTACCAAATCCTGCACCGCCACCACCAGCAAATGATTGTGGAGAAGGTGATACAAAAGTTTCACCAGTACCGCCGCCACCAGGTCCACCTTGATTTCCATGAGTTCCAGCTGCGCCAGAAGCTCCTCCGCCTCCGCCGCCTGCTGCACCATAACCTGGTGCATCTAATGAGCCAGGTGATTGACCACCTTGTGCTCCTTCGGGTGGAGAATAACCTCCAGCATTTCCAGATCCTCTTGGGTTTGAAGATACATAACCTCCCGGTCCAGA